TGGCTTCTGGAACGATCAGTTTTGAACTGTCAACAGACATCACTTATGTTGCCGGGACTGTAAATGGTGTTGAGACAGTTTTTATCCAGGATGAAGCATATCCGGTGAAGTGGCGTGCAACGGTAGATGTGGCAGAGGACAGCTTATACCACATTTACCTCGAAATGTACGATGAGGCAGGAAATAAGAGTACCTACGAGAATACGATCGAGTATATTCTGCCGTGGTTTATTTATGACCGCACACAGGCGGATGTAGACCGGGTACAGGCACTTCGGGATATAGGTTGGGAGAATATGACAGACAGTGAAAAAACGGAATGGCAGCAGGGGATGAAGGGCGCATTCAACTTATCGGATGTCAGGCGGAATGAAAACAACTGCTATGTCATTGCACAGTTGCTGAATATATCGCTCGTCACTTGTAAGGACAATCTCCCTGCATATCCGGATAAAACATATTTTGACAGTCTTTTAAAGAACGCCACAGCATTGCGGAATGCCGGTTATCGGTATGCAGAGACACCGGAAGTTCCACAGCAGCCGATTAACACGTACCAGAAAATTAATGATATTGAGAAAATATTACATGACATTTATGAAGTTTATAATTCAAACTTTGTTCATTACGCAGGCGAAGAAATCTATGCCGGACAGAGCATTGGATTACTTTTATAAGAAAGAGAGGATTTTATCATGGCATTTAATTTAAAAACATGGGTGAATCGTATTTCCGAGTACCCAAACAGAAGAAAATTAACACATGAGGACGGCAGCACGGAACTTGTGACCGTAGCGAGAGCAGAGGGACAGATCTCAGCAGAGGGAAATGCATTTTCTGCGGAAGAGATGAATGATCTGGAGAACAGGATTAAGGGTGGGTTTGATGAGGTTAACCAGAGTTTAACTAACTTAAAAAATCCAGCTAAAGGGACAAAAGGTATTCTAGTTAATAGCGGTTCGACTTTAACTAAAGATTATTTATTAATTTACACAATTACGACAACAGACGTTTTATATTCTGGAGGAAATTTAAGCATTAACGATATAAGAGTTGTAGAATTCACAGCTCAAAAAGCAAATTGTCCTAATAAAATTGTTGGAGCTATAAGAGCTTTTAAAGGCGATAAAATTTCTTATTCTGCTAATGCTGCAGGCGGTACAATGAGTGTCTACGCATATAAATGAGTATGATAGGTAAAAAAATGATCACAGTCCATATACAACCGCATAGAAGTCAGAGTCACAATTTATTTTTATAGTGTTATCGTCCACATACTCTATATTGCAATATTTTGATATACCATTAACAATAATTTGTAACTGATGATTTGTTTTTAATGCAAATAAAACACAAGGTATAGAAAATTCACATACTGCTTGTTCTGTAGCTCTGTGGATCATTCCTAGATGTAAAATCTCTGGTTATGCGAAGTAAAATGGGACAAAAAAATCATTCTGAAATATTATAATTGAATTATACAAAAGAAAGGAAGATGATCCAATGGAGATGTTAAAAGAAACGTACACAATTGCTTTGCCTATCGTTCTGACAGCATTTATGGGATATATAGTGTGGCTTTTGAAAAATCAGAAGTCAGACAGAGATGCGAATAGCAGAGGAACAATGCTTTTGCTTCGTGTGCAAATGATTGAGTACCATAATAAATACATGGCTCTCAAAGAAATTCCATCCTATGCCTATCAGAATTTTATGGAAATGTACGATGCCTATCATGCGTTGGGCGGAAATGGAATGGTCACAAAGATGAAAAATGAAATTGAAGAGCTTCATCTGAAGCAGAAAGAGAGGATTTAAACATGACAGATTTAGGATTTTTAACGGAATTTATGGTGCCGGTAATCGTAGGCATTTGCCTTTGTGTAGGCTATGTCGTGAAGAAGTGGATTAAGGATGTGGATAATAAATACATCCCTACCATTTGTGCGGTATTAGGTGTGCTTTTAGCCATTTGGATCAACGGATGGACAATCACAGCATCCATCTTATTAAGTGGCTTATTTAGCGGATTGGCAAGCACAGGAATGCATCAAATGTTCAAACAGTATATTGAAAAGAAGGAGAATTGAGGTATGAAAAAATTATTTATCAGTCAGCCAATGAAGGACAAGACGGACGAGCAGATTTTAGCAGAAAGAGAAAAAGCAATTGAAGTAGCAAAGCAGAAAGTAGGAGATGATGTAGAAATCATTGATTCTTTCTTTAAGGATGCACCACACGATGCGAAGCCATTGTGGTTCCTTGGAAAATCATTAGAACTTTTATCATCAGCAGACGTTGCATATTTCGCACCAGGATGGAGTAAATATCGCGGATTCAAGATCGAGCATGAGTGTGCAGTACAGTATGGAATTGACACAATTGAAAGCGAGGAATAGAATATGAGAATTGGATTAAATGCAGGACACACATTATCAGGAGCTGGATCAGGTACATCAGGCGTGATTGTAGAGAGTATTGAAACAAGAAAGGTATGCAGCAGATTGACAGAAATGTTTAAAGCATGCAGTGTGGAAGTTGTGCCGTGTACAATAGATAAAGCGGCGACGCAGAAGGCCTATTTACAAAAAGTAGTTGAGATGGCAAACAGAACGGATCTTGATTACTTTATTAGTATTCATTTCAATAATGATAAGGCAAGAAAAGGACATGGTGTGGAAGCATATACATTCCAGGGAAGACAGTATCCTGACGCAATAGAAGTTTGTGAATATATCGCTGCCCTTGGATTTGCTAACCGTGGAGTAAAAGAGGGTAGCGGATTGTACGTAATCAAAAAGACTAAAGCAAAGTCTATGTTGATTGAGGTCTGCTTTGTAAATGATCCAGATGCAGCTACGTACAAGCTTAAATTCGAGCAGATCTGTGCAGCAATTGCATATGCATTAGCAGACTATGTGCAGGCGGCACCTAAGCCAGTTGCACCGGTACAACTTCCAGAAAAGAAAAAATACGTAAAAGTTCTGGTGGATGATCTGGCAGTGAGAAAAACACCGAGCTGGGATAAATCAGCAGTAGCAAAAAGAGTACAGAAGAATGAAGTCTTTACCGTTGCGAGCGGACCGATCAAGGTCGGCGGTGGCAGTATGTACAAGATTAAATCCGGGTTATATATCACGGCATCCTCAAAATACGTCACTGTGTACGAAAAATAAAACTATAGCCGGTAGAGTTTATCTGCCGGCTATTTTTAAAGTAGAAAGAAACACGTTCAATTTCGTGTTTCATTTTATATACTTATATGGCAAATTTGCCACTTTATAAGCAAATAAAAAATGCTCAAAACAAAGTAAAATCAATGGTTACAGTAAAACCTAGGTTTGATAAGAATGCATTCATTATAGTTCGATTTAATAGACTTGTACTAATTAATGTTAACCTCTAGGAAATAGTTATTTAGTACAAGTCCTAGATATAAAATATAAAGCCAGTAATTTCAAAGGCTTCATTCAAATAAATTTCTTTTATTATTCTATGCCAAAATTCTTGTTTTCCTTTTTGATCTAGTTGTTCGTAAAGTTCTTTCCAGTCTTCTGGGATCTGCTTCTTAAATTCCTCAATCCTTACAACTTTGTTGTTTGACAACTCCTCAGTTATGGAATTTATTTTTTCTGATAAGACACTGTATTTCTTTTCGTATTCTGGAATATCAATTCTTCCTTTTTCAAAAAGGTAATTCAGTCTGTCACGCTCCCCTATTGCATCATTAAGTTTCTTATTCAAATTGCGCTTTGGTTTACCTGCTTCTTTTTTTACATCAAATTCAAGATTTTTTAATGCTGTATCAAGATTTTCAAGAAGATATTTTTCTGTTTTTGCTTCTGACACTAATTTTGTTTTGTGCAATTTCTCATTTCCACCAAACCAGCATCGTTGATATTGCCGGTGCTTTTTGGTCTTCCTATCTATGCTGTAAAAACTTGCCATTTTCCTGCCACATATAGGACAGCGGAATAATCCACTGAATAAATATATATGACCGGATGGAGCGTATTTTATCTGATTGACACTTCTTATTTCTTCCATTTGCTCTTTGGTAAAATAAGGTTCGCAGAAATTTTCATTTTCTCTTACTTTCCCAATATATAAATCTGACTTGATCATTGTGTCTAATTTGTGCCTAGTAAAATCTGGGATGAAGTTTTCACGAACCCACAGAACAGTACCACGCTTGCTTTTGGTTGCTAACAAATAATCAAATATAGCCCTTGTCTGTTCCTCATTATCATGTACGACTTTCTTTACACCATCTATTTTCTCTATTTTAAATCCTATGGGCACTCTGCCAGTGTAAGCTTTCCCTTCACGGATTTTATAAGCTGCGGTGTCTTTGTATCGCTCAGATATAACCGCCCATTCTAATTCTGCCATGTTTGCCATCTGGTACATGAAGTTCTTTCCGTATGGCGTAGAAGTATCGATCTGCTGACTTACTGATATCAAGTTGCATCCTGCGCTTTCCATGTCGTGATAGAGGTTACAGAAATCTCTCATATTTCTTGCTATACGATCGTATCTCATAATAACAACTGCATTGATTCTTCCAGCTCTGACATCATCCATCATGCGCTGAAAGTCCTTTCTTTTTGCCGTGCTATGCCCTGTGATTGCATAATCGCCAGAATAAACGATTATATTTGCATTAGGGTAAGTTTTATTAATGTACTTTTTGCAATCGTCTATTTGCTGTTCCATTGATTCTGAATTATCATCTTTTTTTGATTTCCTTGGATAAATTGCTATGTTCATTTTTAACTCCCTTAAAAAACCCCTCATATTAATAGAGGGGCATAATTTTTATACATAATATGGATTTGGCTTCAATATAATTAATATAAGGTCAATTACAACTCCGACACCAAATAAACCAAAAGTTAATAAATATAAAATTCCAAATAAAATTTTCCCTTCATAGAATTTATGAACTCCAAACCATCCTAAAAACAAGCACAAAAAGAATGAAACCCACTTGTTTTTTGCTTTTGGTGCTTTCGAATAAACAGGAGCTGCAGAACTAGAAGAAGAATTAGCACTATTATTGATAATTATACTTTCAGTGGTTGAATTCTTAATATCCTCAACTTGCTTTCCGCACTTAGGGCATACTACACAATCAATATCAATCTTCTCTCCACAATGCTTACAGAATTTTGTGTTTTGTTCCATACGTTTATACCTTTCCTTTCTTTTGATATCATCATTATAAAGCAAAATGATTATAAAACAATACATTTTTGTCATTATTTTATGACATTTTTTTGCAAAATGAAAGTTTAGGATAAAAAACAAATGGATGCGTTATTGACTTTTCGAACATACGTTCGTATACTTTATGTATCAAATAGAAAGGTGGTATTGGATATGGGAGAGTTTAAAGAAAAAATAATAGAATTAATAGAGAAGTGCATGGACGAGGATGATCTCCGAACCATATATGCATTTATAAAGAGGTTTTTAAGATAAAAGAAAAAGACAAGGGTTTGCGCATTGCCCTTGTCTTTCTTTTTACTTCTTTACAAGCTTTTCTGCCAGCTTCTGGATTGTGTTCCAGTCGTTTTCATCCAGTTCTGAGATAGCGGCTATGAATCTGTACCGCTGGTCTTTTTCCCCGGCTTTCAGAACATCCGCAAGAAATTCAGCTATCTTTTCACTCTCTGTCTTTTGAATGAACATTTCGCCTTTTCCGGTCTCTAGCCATTCCTTATTAATGCTAAATTTTTCGCATATCAGATTTATAACAGCATCAGACGGATTTCTTCTTCCTGCTTCATAGCTAGATATATTGGAAACTGATATACCGAGTTTTTCTGCAAATTCATTCTGGTTGCAACCTAATTTTTTTCTTATTTGCTTTAATCGGTTCTGCATTTTCTCACCTCCTATTAATAATATACTACAACATGTTAAAAAAGTAAATAAAAAAATTGTACTTTGTACAAAAAATAGTATTGACAAAAATATGTACATAGTGCTATATTTATAATGTACAAAGTACAAAACACGAAAGGAAGTGAGCAAATGAGCGAAAAACAGAAAGAATCCCTTACAAGACTAGCTGAAACAGTATCACAGCTGGACAAAGAAAACTTCAACTACATTCTCGGTGTTGCGGATGGTATGGCAATTTCAAAGAAACTGTCGGAAGTTGACAAGCAGATTGCCATGTGTGGGAGCGTTAAATAATGAGAAAGGAGATTTACATGAACAAAGCAGACATGGAAATTACACCAGAGAGGAAAGCCAAGATTATGGACATTCTGTTAGAGATTTATGAAAGACAGGAAGGAATTAAGCTTGTGGTTAAGGACAATGCATCATGAAAAATGTAGCAAAAGTTTTTATAGCGGTAGGGCTTGGAATCATGTTTCTTGGTGGAATGCTCGATGCGGATGGAATGTATTATGTTTTTCTGCTGATTGCAATAGCCCTAGGTGCGGCGGTTGCACTTATTGGAGTTGCGATCATGGATGTGGAGAACCGCCTGGAAGAAAAGCGGAAAGCATACTTTTACATGATCCGCCGGAAGGACAAGCTTGACGCTGATGTTGAGTTCCTTGGGGAATTTGAGGACAAAAAAATAGCACCCTGAATGTTTTGGCGAACGCAGGTGCTATTTAAACGTAGGAATACAAAAGTATTTCTGCGTTTATTGTAACACATAGTTAAATTTTTGGAAAGCGTGATTTTATGATTTACAGAAAATGCAGAATTTGTGGATGCAGTTTGGATCCCGGTGAAGGAAACATGTGTGAAGAATGCCGGGACGAGCAGTACATGAATCAACAGCGTGAGAAAGCTGTCAGATACATGGTTTTATCTACAGATTTCAGACAGATGGAAATGGAGGAATTTTTAAATGGCAGCAACTAGATTATGCAGAACGGATGCCGGAAAGTTAATTGACGGACTTAAGGATTTATCGGCATTACTTGAAAACCTTGGTCTGGAAGATGGAAGTGTAAGACTTACGGCAGACGGAGATATTCGTGGAATATTTACCTTAGACAAAAATGTTCTGGAAATCATTATTGGAGACGACCAGAAAGAGGAAATGGTCAGGTACCGTGTTTAATTCCGTGGAGGTGGAAAATGTACAGTGATTACATACCGGACAGTCTCGATATGCTCGAAGAGTACGAGAGGGACAGAGAACGCCGCCACAGATTATATGAGAAACAAGCCAGACGTGAAGAGCTGGCAGATATTGAATCAGAGGAAGAGAGGATAAAAGAAAGATGGAAGAATTTGAAAATTTAATTGTGGAAAAACTTATGTCCACTGAAAGAGATGGAATGAAAGATTTAATTGCAGCCATGAAAAATGATGGATTTTTTGCGGCTCCGTGTTCGGGTTCTAACCATTTGGCAAAAGAGGGCGGTTTAGCAGAACATAGTTGGAATGTCCTCGGAATCATGCAGGATATGTCATTTTTATTGGCGGAAGGATCGGAAGTTTTACCGGATGAAACACAGAATGCCATTATCATTTGTGCTTTGCTGCATGATCTTGGAAAGATGGGAGATTATGGAAAACCAAACTATGTACCTAATATGATCAAGAGCCGGAAAAAGGATGAAAATGGAGAATATCCATTGGTACAGTCAGAAGCAAAACCATATGAGATAAATAAAGAACTTCTGTATATTCCGCATGAAGTGAGAAGTATTGCGATTGCTGAAAGATTCATCAAGCTTACAGAGGAAGAAGAGCAGGCTATCCTTTGGCATAATGGACTGTATGGATCGTTTAAATATGATATTTCCGGTAAAGAAACGCCGTTGTATCTGTTGTTACATTTTTCTGACATGTGGGCAAGCAGAATTGTGGAGGAGAAATAATGGAATTTAGAGCTTTAACAGAAAAAGAGATTGATGCCAGAGTGGCGACCGTAAATGAGAAAGGTTGCAGCCTTTTACTTTATAAAGATGCCAGATGTGATATGCGCATTCTGGACGAATCTGTAGGATCAGAGAGATGGCAGAGAAAACATGAGTTAATTAATGGAAATCTCTTTTGCAATGTAGGTATTAATTTTCCGGCAGAAGACGGCGATCATTGGGTATGGAAGCAGGATGTAGGAACTGAATCATATACGGAAAAAGAAAAAGGACAGGCATCGGATTCTTTCAAGCGTGCTTGCTTTAACTGGGGAATTGGAAGAGAACTTTACACTGCACCATATATATGGATCCCTGCAAAGGATGTTGCACTTATACAAAAAAATAATAAGTGGAGCACATACGATAAGTTCAAGGTTGAACAAATTATTATTAAAGATGGTGAGATCGTTGCATTATCCATTAGAAATGAATCGTTGAAACGCAGAGTATTTCTTTATGATGTCAGAAAAAAGGATGTTGATAACTAATGCACGCACTTGTAAAGATTAACCAATACCGAGAGCAGAAAGACGGAACAGACTTGGTTGTATCTGTTCCAGATCTGAAGCTTGGGGACATGTTCCAAAGAAAGAAAATTAGAAATGCCGAGATCAGGTTTGATGATGGCAGGCACATATCAGCAGAGCAGAGAAAAAAAGCATATGCAACTATCAGAGACATTTCAGATTGGACAGGATATCTTCCAGAAGAAATGAAAGAGATATTGAAGTATCAGCATATGATGCGTACCGGTGATGCGTATTTCAGTCTTTCCAACTGTTCTATGGACACAGCGAGGGAATTTATCAACACGATACTGGAATTTGCTCTAGAGAACGGAATACCGCTTTCTGACAATGCAATAGAACGTACAGATGACATAGGAAGATATCTTTACTACTGCATGTTACACAAAAAATGTGCAATCTGCGGAAAAGATGGAGAGATTCATCATGAGGATGCAATCGGAATGGGTAATGACAGGACAAAAGTAGATGATTCCAGTTATAAAAAAATCTGTTTGTGCAGAGAACACCACACACTGGCACACAGCCTTGGAGTGATCCGGTTCAGAGAGATGTATAAGGTCTATGGAATTGTTGTAAAGGATTTATAGGGTTGAAACACCTTGCCAAATGGCAGAAAGAAACCTATTCATGCAGAAAATAATATATCACGAATTATTGGAAGCTGGTTATTATCTCCGGGGTTAGTCCCGGAGAGGAAAGGGGATAAATGAAAACAATAAATGACATTCCCTGCGGACATTTGAAACCATTACCGAGACTTTATAATCCATTTGAAGATAGAAAGCTGAGAAAGCAGATAGAGACAGCAAATACAAAGGATGACTGCATTATCAATGTTGGAAATGGATATTACAGACCAGTTCCGGGAAATCCAGTAGATGAAAAAGAACTGGATGAATATCTTTCAAAAGAGCTGCACCGTGCAAGAGCGATACTGAAAAAACGTTTAAATATGAAAATGACATTTGAAAGGTGGCGAGAAGTTGGAGTACCTACTGATAATACCGGGACGACTGGATAACTTGAATGATTTTATCCGTGCGGATAAGGCAAGCAGATATAAAGGCGGAGAGATGAAAAAGCAGAATGAAGCTATTGTTTCTGTGTACATTAGAAAGTGCCTGAGAGACGTAAATATCAATAAAAAAGTATTTATGGAATATCTGTGGGTGGAAAAGAATAAAAGGCGTGATTTGGACAATATATCGTCATTCGGCAGAAAAGTGATCCAGGATGCATTAGTTAACTGCCATGTATTAAAAAATGATGGCTGGGAGCAGATCTGTGGATTCTCTGATGAATTTCGTATAGATGCTGAAAATCCACGGATTGAAGTTCGGATTCGGGAGGTGGAAACTTGAACTATTTAGCTGAGATAAAAGCATTTTACGACAGGCTCGAACTAAACCCGCAGCCCAACACTGCAATCGCCTTATGGCATGCGTTAATGTCCATAGCGAATAAAGCAGGGTGGCCAGATACGTTTACGGTAGCCTCGTCAGTCCTTGGACTTCGGTCTGGATTAAATGCATCAGCATTAAAGAGAGCGAGAAACAAGCTTGCTACAGATGGGTTCATCGAATGGAAAGCGCGCGGTGGGAATCTTGCAGCACAATATAAAATAAATAGTCTTGTGGTTCAAAATTACAGTAAAAATGAACCACAAGATGAACCACAAAGTGAACTGCAAATTGAACCACAGTTTGAACCACAAAGTGAACCTATTAATAAACAAAGACATAAACATAAACAAAATACACCCCCTATATCCCCCGTGGAACGGTATGCAGAGTTTGCCGCGGTCTATCCGAAACGGTGCACTGGCTGTCTTGTTGAAACTGAATACTGCAATGCGGTACTGGATGGTGTACCGGAAGATGATCTGGTATTGGCCGCACAGAATTATGCAGATATATGCAGACGGGAGAAAACAGCAGAGCGGTATATTAAAAAGCCGGAGAACTTTTTACGAGAAAACTTGTTTATGCAGTACCTGAAAGGAGAGAACGATGGATCAGTTGGAAGAGATACTGGAACGCATGAAAAATCACTCAACGAACTTATGCAGGAATGCGGAGACACCGGAGACTTCCAAGGATTCTGATGTGTGTCCAATTTGCGAAGGTCGGGAGTGGATCTTGAAAATAAAAGACGGAGTTGAAATAGCAGTACCGTGTAAGTGCCGTGAGAAAGCGGTCATGTCAAGGCGGTTGCGATTCGCAGATATACCGGAGGCATTCCGTGGGATGGATCTGAGATCGTTTCGAATGGATGTGTACAGGAAGCAGGAAAGTAAAAAGATGGTGTCAGATGCCTGTAAAATCATAAAAACCTATCTGGATGATTTTGAGAGCCAGAAGGAAAGAGGCATGGGACTGTATATCTGGTCAAGGACAAAGGGAAGCGGCAAGACGAGGATTGCTGCCGGAATCGCAAATGAGCTGATGAAAAACTATGCAGTGAAATTTGCGGTGTCGCTGACTATCCTGCAAGAGATCAAGAATACATGGCAGAGAGATACAAAATACAGTGAGAATCAGCTTTTGGACGCGCTCTACACCACAGACATCCTTGTGATTGATGATTTCGGAGTGGAGAGACCAGCGGACTGGATCAACGATAAGATGTATCAGATCATCAATGAACGTTACATAAACCGGAAAGTGACTATTTTTACGAGCAATGATCCGTTGGAGACACTACAGTATGATGACCGGATCACGAACCGGATCAAGGAGCGGACATATCAGATCGCATTTCCAGAAGAATCAGTCCGGGATCATATCGCAGAGCGGATGCAGGAGGAAATCATTGAAAAGATGATGGCGGGTGGAAATATAAAATAAAAAATACAAGGAAGGTGAACAAATGCATAACGTACAGCAGAGACAGAGGTTAATTCCGTCGAGTGTTTATAAGCAGGAATTAGCAAAATGCCGGTTAGGAGATAATATCGCAAATCACATGGGATATATTTTTACAGCCATTTTGTACGACAAGTTTGATATGACGTTTAAGCAGGTTACGAATTTTTATAGCAAAACCGTTGAGCGTCGGAAATCTTGGCAGGACGATGATGACGAAGCGGTAACGAGCGAGAGCATGATGGCATATTGCCGTAAAAAGAAAATTGATGTTGTCAAGTGGGTAAAATCAATCCCAATGTCACAAAAATTGTATATGGCGGATATAAAAAATGGACGGGCAGTGCTTGGCGCAGATCGGAATATCGAGAGCGCGCTTGCCTCCACAATGTATCTGACTATTCCGACATTAAAAGATTCTTACCGTTTCTCAAATGCCAAAATCGAAGAATTTATGAATTGGGTTGCCTATTACATTGATTCCTATTGGCGCAAGCAGCCAAAGAGTAAGGAGCACTATCTGACGGATGAGATTATTCGGAATCAGTTTATTGAGGATGAAAATTGGGATATTGTAACAGGAAAAGCGGTGAAATAAGGATTATTAACATGGGAGAGATGATAAAGACAAGCATAAAATACTGACGTAAATGTATTTACTCATACAAGCACAGTCAAACAGAGGTCATGTGTGGATATTATTCACAGACAGGATTAAGACGCGGCTGTCCGGTAGGAATGTGCGATAAATTCGAAAAGAGAGGTAGAAAAAAGAGGAGGGTACAGTTGAAATGACAGACGAAACCAAGCAGGAGATAGAAGCGGTACTGATGTTGTTAAAAAATACATTGGTAAGAAATGGCGTAAGCATAGCACTTGAAAAAAAAGACGATGGATGCATTTGTTTTTTTGATACCGCAGAGTATTGTCGCACCGGTAAATATAAAGGGGTATCTGTTAAAATAACGGATTTAGTGAGGTAGAAATATGGCAAAAAGAAATGTGTTACATATCAGTAAGTTAGAAAATTTAAAAAAAATGGCTGGTTAAGGACGGATGGCAATTACTTCCGCTCTCAAACAATCATTATGAGGTATTAAGAGCCGGTAAAGCTGGAAGACAGAATCCTTTGGTTATCTATTCTGCGAAAAGTAGTGAGCATCTCTCTTTTGCAGACAGGGATATGCCTGTAATTGGTGCGTTTCTTAGAGACCAGAAGAAGCCACAGACCAATGCAGACCGGATCAGAAGCATGACGGATGAGGAACTGGCGGGACTTCTTAAAGAAGTAAAAGAAGATTATCAGTGGGCGAATCCCGACTATCCAGATTGTGAGGATTGTGGTGAATGGTTGAACTGGCTCCAGTTAGAAGCAGAATAGGAGAGAGCATGGAAGATAGACATTTATACAGAGGTAAAAGAACATTGACAGATAATATGTGGGTGTACTGGGATGGATTTAGCGGTGTACAACCTAATACAGTTATTGAAGAGGAGACAATCTGCCAGTGCACCGGACTTAAGGACAAGAACGGTAAACTGATTTGGGAGAATGACATTCTTTCAGGGCATATCGATGATGAGTTTCCAGAAGATGAGACGAGAAAGCGTGTCGTGTGGCATGAAAACGGATGGTGTACGAATGAGCCGGGCTGTGATTACTACGAGAAACTGGATGATTTTGATTCAGAGAATTTTGAAGTGATCGGCAACGAAATTGACAACCCGGAATTGTTGGAGGTGTGACTATGACAATTGATGAAGCTATATCACACGCAAGAGAAGTAGCTGAATGCCAAAAGATGTCAGCAAGACTAATCGAAGATAATGCGTATATTCCAGAATCGGTTGATAAAGAAGCCATTACATATGGCAATACTATATGTGCAAACGAACATGAGCAACTTGCTGAATGGCTGGAAGAACTGAAGCAGTACCGCGCAATCGGCACACCGGAAGAATGCCAGACGGCGATGGAGAAGCAGAACGTCAATAAGGAATTGGAAAGCCACGATGAAAAGCACACTCTTGAATGTTGTATCAGCCTTATGCAGGAAATGGTTAATGAATTTGCAGAATGGTACAGATGGCAACATGGAGAGGATGCGATTGAGGAACTTGACGAGGAAGAGAGGTTTTGTTTTAGAAAATCATACTTCAGCATTGTACAGGAACTTTTTCTTATAGGCACAAACCACTCCGGCGGTACATCTACCAGAGCGAAGTGTGAGCAGTTAGGTGTTGATAGTGCAGAAGAAATTGAATTTGATTGGAGCGATGAAGAATGAGTGAAAGCCTTAAGCCATGCCCGTTCTGCGGTGGAAAAGCAATGTTCTTAACCACTACAAATAAGTCATCACATTCGGCTGTTGGTGTAATGTTCAAAATCAAATGTATGAAATGCGGAACAGAACTTCCAAAAAGCTATGAATGTGAGATGTACATGGATCAGGACGGAGGCATCAGAACAGGGAAAGACGAGCGAACGAAAGCAATTACAGATTGGAACAGGAGGGCGAACGATGGGAAGACTGATTGATGCGGAGACATTAAAGCAAGAATTATATCAACAATGGTTTATGGATATTCTTCTTACACAGAAACGTAGTGATGATATGTTCTATGCGTTAGCGCAGAAGATTGATGCACAGCCGATCGCCTATGACCCGGACAAGGTTGTGGAGCAGTTGGAAAAGCTGAAAAGCCTTGTACCAGTAAATAGGGTACTCGATGATATTATAAATGATAAACCAAAGGAATTAGGAATGCTTATAGCCTATGAAAAGGCTATTAAGATTGTAAAAGGCGGTGGAGTAGATGGCTAAGTGGAATGCGGGCGTAGGTTTACAATTAACGATTGACTATGATGACATTGAAGCTGATACAGAAGCGGAAGCCATTCAGATTGCAAAAGAGAGGGCATTAGAAGATATCGAATGGAATAACTGCGACTGTGATGCGAGCAATCCGATTGTGTATTACTGCCAGGAGAAAGAAACGGAGGAAGCGGAGGATGAGTAGGGTATTGCCGATTTTATTCAACACAGAAATGGTTCGGGCAATTCTGGACGGAAGGAAGACTTGCACCAGGCGTGCGATAAAGCCACAGCCGGATGAAAAGCATAAATTCCCACTCGGTTTTGTTACCGACAGTACAGAAAAGAAAAAGGCAGGATGCTTTGGATTTGGCATTGATGAATACGGTGGTTCTATTCAGTATGCAAAGCCGCCATATCAGCCGGGCGATATATTGTATGTTCGGGAAACATGGCAATGTTGGCGAGCACACCGATACGAAGCAACTGCTGACATAAGATTCAGAGCAGGCGGAGATGATGTGAGGTTGCAATTTGCAAACGGAAATACAGATTCTATAAACCGATTAGATTATGACACATTTGTACATAAATGGTTCAGTCACTATGGAGAGTGGAAACAATCATTATTTATGCCGAAAGAAGCGGCGAGAATCTGGCTGAAGGTGACGGATGTACGGGTGGAGCGGTTGCAGGATATGACATCTGAGCAGATTAGCAGAGAGGGTGTAGAGTTGGAATATCCTCATGTGTTGAATGGAGAAGAAAAAAGATATGCGTTTTCGACTCTTTGGAACAGTACCATTAAGAAATCCGACATTGACCGCTACGGTTGGGATGCGAATCCTTATGTGTGGGTAATATCGTTTGAGCGGTGTGAAAAACCGGAAGGAGTGTGAGGTATGGCTAAAGCAATTTTGATTATGGATATGCCGGAATCGTGCAGTAAATGTAAATTTCAGTATGAATTTCAAGGGATAAAAAAATGCCAGCTTATGAATGTGTTAAACAATGGTGCTTCGAAATTATCACAAAGCACATTCACACAGAAACGGCATGATATGTGTCCACTTCGGGAACTGCCGGAGAAAGCAAATCATCCTGCTTATTGTGATAATGGAAGATTTGATAAAGGCTGGAATGCCTGCTTAGATGAAATTTTGAAGTAAATCGAAAGGAGTGAGAGGTTTGCTGGCCAGCGTGAAAGAGCTCTTTACTCCGAGAAAAAAATGGAATCAGTAAAAGAAAGAATGGAGCGGATCGGAGCATATGAGAAGATTGCATCATTTATGCAGAAAGAAAAGCAGCCATATGAATATAAAAGAAAATATGCACAGATCAGAGCAGAAGAGTTCGCAAGTGAATGTGATGGAAGATTGCTCAACTACCATGTTTCGGTCGGTGGACTTGACAGTATAATCTTATACCTGTTTTTACATGAGGTATGCGGAATTGATGCACCAGGAGTCAGTGCATCTACACTGGAAGACAAGAGCATACAGAGAGTACATAAGGCTCTTGGAATAATAAATGTACCGCCACTGAAAAGAGATGATGGCACATATTGGACAAAACCAAAGGTTATACAGGAATTTGGATTTCCGGTCATTTCAAAGGAAGTGGCTGCCAAGATAGAATTGTTACAAAATCCGTCAGAGAAAAATAAAACTGTCCGCCATGCGATTATTACTGGGGAGACTGGAGAATATGGCGGATGGCAGAAAAACTCTAAAATGCAGCTAAAACAGAGATGGTTAAAGCTGTTCGGTGGATATGAAAACGAAAATGAAGGGTGTGATTATCAGAAGCCAGATTTTCTCGTATCGTCCAAGTGTTGTTATTACCTTAAAGAGAAAAACTGTGATGACTGGGGAAAAGAGCATAACAGTGTGCCGTATCTTGGACTGATGGCATCCGAAGGTGGCAGACGTGCCAGGAGCCTACGGATGAACGGATGTAATTATTTTGGAGCATCCACAATCAGATCAGCACCATTTGCTATATTCCATCGACAAGATATTTTAGCACTTGCCTTAGAGATGGATCAGATGTGGAAAGGTGGACTGAAAGAAAAATATCATGAAAGACTTTTGAAAGAAGGAAGATTATCTCAAAGTTTTGAAATGCCAGACAGCATTATACCGGAAATCTACGGAACGATTGAGAAAAAGCCGGATGGAACGCTTTATACAACTAAGGCACAACGTACCGGATGCAGTATGTGCGGTTTTGGAATCCACATGGAGAAACGCCCACATCGGTTTGATCTGTTGTATGAGAGCAATCCGAAAGAGTGGGATTATCTGATGTTCCATATGTGTAAGGACAAGGATGGGAACGATTATGGATGGGCGAAAGTGCTTGACTATATCGGTGTTGGATGGGATCCGTCCACGATCGGTGGAAATTGCAAAGGACAAATGAGGTTAGAAGATTTCCTAGAGGTGATGCAATGATTCAGATATTAGAATTATTTGGCGGTATTGGTTCCCCAAGATGTGCGTTGCGCAACTTGGGAATTCCGGTAAAAGCCATTGATTATGTGGAGATAGATAAAAAAGCTGTTCGCTCCTACAATGCCATGTTTGCGGACGAGCTTCCCTATAAGACACAATCGGTTGTCGGGTGGAATCTTAAACCGGATATTTTGATACATGGAAGTCCATGCCAAGATTTCAGTATTGCGGGAAAACAGAAAGGTGCAGATGAAGGATCAGAAACACGATCAAGTCTTATGTGGGAGACAATACATATTATTCAACAGATGGGAGCATGGAAACCAAGGTATGTAATCTGGGAAAATGTGAAAAATGTCCGTAGCAAATATATGGTACATAACCACAACCGTTATATGTCTGAACTTGCAAGGATGGGATATACAAACAGCTATGAGCTTTTGGATGCAAGGGATTTTGGGTTGCCACAGGCACGACAAAGGATATTTACGGTATCGGTGCTTGGAACAGAATATTTTGATTTTTCCAATCTGATACATACGCCAATGAGGAATATCAATAATTTTCTGGAAACAGATGTTCCAGATTATTACACAGTAACACAACCAAGCATGTTGCAGAGGATAGACGGGTTATCTGATTACAATGGAAGTTTTAAAGGCAGAGTTCCGGTTATTAAAGACTATGCTATGACAATCACATGCAAGCAGATGAGAAGTCCAAACAGTGGCGTGATTGATTTGGGGAATGGAAAATATAGGTATCTTACCGAAAGAGAATGTTGGCGCATTCAAGGGTATTCAGATGAAGATTTTGAGAATGCACTTAGAGTACATCCGGGAAAACAAAATTGTCTGAACGGAGCTTTATATAAGCAAGCGGGAAACAGCATTCCTGTGCCGATATTTGAAAGCCTATTTCGAAAGATAATTCTTGGAGAAACAGAAAAGATGGATGAGCAGACCGGACAGCTCCGGTTTGCCTAAGCAGTTTTAAATTTCAGTATTAAGTAAAAGGAGAAAAAATATGGAAAAATTCTATATTGTTACAAATGAAGATTTTTTAAATGAAATTAAAGATTACAACATTCATGATGAAGAAAGGCGAAAATTGATAAATGAATTTTTTGACGAAAAAGGAATTGCAGGACACGCATATCATATCGGCGGAAATGGATTTTGCAATAGACCATTCGAAGATTTCGAAAAACACAGTATTCGTCTTTACGTTGAGGATTGTGAAGAAAATAATGCAAAGTTCGGTAAGGAATTATTAAAACCTGTCAATATATTCTGTGATTCCGATGTGATGATGCGTAGTTTCAGAGCAAACAGCAAGACATTAAAAGAGTTTCAAGAATTATGCATTGAGAGAAAAATCATAATTAATAATCATCCAGTTAGAGAAGGCGATTATTTTAAGGAATTGCGTTACGGCGGTTATTCAGTTACCAGATTTGAACATGACGGAAAATGCTATCTGAACGTTAAAACTAAAAAGAATGGAATAACACCAGAGAGTGATGGGTTCACAGAAATTAAGGGAAGTGAGTATTACAAAGCACTTGAAGAATTTGAAAGTGGGAACTAAAAAGGTCAGTTAAATTAGAATTTAACGGAGGTATCAGATATGAAGTACAGATTAACTACGCAGCATAATAAAAGTGATAGTGAGCAACATGTAACAATTACAGAGTGTAAAGAAGGTGTTAAACAGACATATTTAGATAGTTGCAGAAAAGACTATTTTACTTTATTAGAGCGGTGCAGATGCGGAGAATGGGAAAGAATTATGTTCCAACTCGAGCAAGGAAACGTAGAAAAAGAGCTGGACTATATTTTAGACAAATAAACGGAACTATATCCAAAATGGAAATAGTTGAAAATTAGAATTTAGTGGAGGTAACAGCATGAAAATAAAAGAAGCAAAGGACATCTTAGAACTGATTAGAGATAACATTGAGACACCAATTCCAGAGATCACACGTACCGGGTTGGCAATTACGGCTTTAACAGGAGGAATAGATGCATTGGAATCCGCGGAGGCATTGAAAAACAGGTTTATAGATGGCATGAACGTACATAGTCAAGGAGATGATGCTGATGACAGCATTGAGTGCCCGTTCTGTGGCTATGAAGTAGCAAGAAATGATGATTATGAAGAAATGAGACCAAAGCATTGCCCAGAATGTGGAACAAAGCTGATATATTAAACTGAACTTTAACGGATGAAAGAAGGTGTGACGAAATGAAGATTATTATAGGAATCATAATATATGCGTTTATCGGATGCGTATTTGCCGGATTCTTAGAAGATGATTCTGTAGATGAGATGGATACGCTGGCACAGGTAGCATTATGGCCGATAATATTACTTATTATCATTGCTTGGATACTTTCCATAATTCCGCTAACAATTGGACGAGTATTAAGAGCCATTTTTGATTTTTTTAACATGAAGAACTGAATATTGATATTTTTGCCGGCTGAAATATGCCGGTAAAAATATACAATAATGTTGCATGAATACGATAATATATTGTGTTTTTATGAACTGATATATGGTATAATGGTGTAAGAAACATAGTTGTCACGCATGGGGAGATGTTTAAAATGAGCAGAGAGGAAACGGTAGAGATATGCACACGCATAGACAATTATCTGGGCGATAAAATAGCAGAATCAATTTTAAATAATATCTCATATGACAAAATGGAAGCACGCTATGGGATTATGCCGATTTCGCGCACGCATTTTTACAGAAAAAAGAAAATGGCATTAAGGATGCTCAACAGCCGGAGCTTGTACGAAGAAGAAAGTAACGGACAGCTACGCATAATACTTTGATTCACGCATAGACACACGCATATTATTTAAAATGCACGCATAACGCACGCATGGCACGCATAGACGGATTTCTTATCACGCATAGGATAAAAATACCACGCACGCATAAAAATTGCTGTATTGGAAAAATATGCAAGGCAGATGCTGGATATAAAAATAAAAATCCGTACACAAAAAAGCCGCCGGATCACTGCCGGCGGTTATTTTTTAATTCAAATGTATAATATATAGTTTCCCCATTATCTCCCTTTACTGCCTTAACGGTGGTTAATTTTTCTAACGCTCGAGACATTGGGGAGCCATACGTTCCGCGCGTCCAAAGTCTGGACTTTTCCGCCATGTTCCAAAAACAACCAATTTCTATACTTGTTGCAAATTCTGGAAGTTTCGCAAATGTCTTTTTGATAAAATTTTCGCACCATTCAACTTTAATTTTTCTCATAGTTCAATTCCTCCACATTATAAAATTTACCGGTTGCCCTGGTAAAAGGCAAGACGGGAAATCGAACCCCCGGTAAATATGATCTTGCCTAATTATTTTAAAATAAAACCGTAGCCGCTAGTAAGTGCTGCTCTCTGAAATTCTTCTTTCCCATATTTTTGATACATTTTTTCAAGATTTTCAGAAATGTCAAATCCGGCAAGCTTCAATTCATGTAGTATCATTATTTTTTCAATCATAAAATCAACCATCCTTTCGTTTATGCCCTGTCTCATCGGTACAGGTGGGGCAGTTCCTACAGACCGCCGGGCGGCGGTTTCGACTATTGCAATTCGATTTCTGCCTTATATGCTTCAGCTTCTTCAAACGTTGCGAAATATTTACCGCATCCGCAATATGCGAATGTTTTTCCGTTGTCAACGCTTCTAAAAATCATAGCGTGGTAATTGTAAATGTTACCAACTGGGAAACTTAACTTTTTAATCTCGACTTTTTCTATTGTTTTCATAAATTTTTCCTCACTTTCGTTTTTTTTCTGTTCCTTTGTTAATATTATAATAGCATAATTAAGCACTAATAACAATTGGCATATTGCACAAAATTAAGCACTAATAATAAACTGCAAATTGTGCATTTTGATTAAGCACTAAAAGGTATTGACAGTTAAGCACTAAATAATATATAATGAAAGAAAACCGAAAAGGAGATTTTAGGAATGGCAGAAATGACACCAGAAGAAAAAGCTGTGAAAAACAGGGAAGCAGTTAAAAAATGCATGAAGAATAAGGATAGGATCAATATAATACTTCCACAGGGAACGATTGACCGTATCAATTCGTATGGATTAAAAACAAGCACATTTGCACGGGAATTAATTCTTGCAGAGCTGGATAAAATGGACAGAATGAGAAAATAATAAAAATAAGCACTAATGATGTATGATAATATCAGAAACAAGGAAAACACAACACACGGAGGAAAAGAAAATGGAAGAATTAAAAAACATTTATAGTTATTCAAAAACAGAAATCAATAAAATGAAACGTGAGGATCTTTTACATCTTTTATACGAGAGAGATAAGAATTATTTTGAAAATGTAAACGGATCAGAAAAAGACTGGAGCAAAGAGAACCCATTTGAAAAATATAAGCAGTGGCATAAAAGATATACAGTTAAAGAATTAAGAGAAAGAGCTTAGAGGTGAATAAAACTATGGAAGAATTAAGAAAATGTTATAAGAAGTTGGATGAACTCATGAAGGAAATTAAAAACAGACATGACACAGACATCATGGATTTTATTAATCTTGATGAAGAAGCGAAAGCCGAGTGCATGGGAGACTGGAAAGAAAAAGACGTGCAGGGTTGGGAGTATCTGGTAAATAGAGCCAGCACAATCCGAAAAGCGTACAGGATCGTTGCGGAAGAATTACACACCGGAGAATTTTTACCGGAAATTGACCAGTAAAAACCTAGTTCATTAATTAAAAAAGGAGATAACGGAATGACAAGAGAAAAAGAAGTTGAGCTGTTAATGAAAGACGGTGACACCAGATCAGAAGCGGAAAAGCATTTGAAAGACGGAGCCATGATTATTGAAGACTTGGAAGAGAATTTAGAAAACTATCTTGACGAATGGGGCGTTGAAGAGGAAGACCGGGAAGCATACAGAAATATGATTGAAAAAAAGATCCCGGTTGCAGACTGGGGAATCGTTGAAGATGGCGGAAAAACTTTTTATATTATGTATGTGCTTTAAAAAAGCATACAAGCGGCTTGAAATATAGCCGCTTTTTTTATGCCTAAAAATGGAACAAAAACAGTTAAAAAATATCTTATAATAAAATTATAAGTAAAATGATGGGAGGTGTGCACCTTGGCAAATTTAAAAGGAAAAGTAAAAAAGCTTCAAACTGCAATTGTACAGCGTGGACTAATTATAAAAATAAATCAGAATCAATTCTACAGTGAAGACCAGAAGCGCATGATCACAATTTACAGAATCCTCACACCAGTGTACACCTTTAAGAAAAATAGACAAGAATGGAAAACGGAAGATTATGAGATTCTTAAAACGGCATCTATCCCGGAAGTAATATTCTGTTTGATTGATATTTATAAGGCGGTGAGCGGATGAAGGGAAAACTCACACCGAAACAAAAAGCATTTGCAGATGAGTATATAAAGAATGGCGGAAATGCCACACGGGCGTTCATAAAGGCAGGATATAGTAAAAATGGAGCTAACGCAGGGGCGGCTCGATTGCTAGCAAATGTTAGCGTTTTCGAATATATAGCCAAGCAGACAGAGCGGATCGAGAAAGAACAGCACCGGGATATTATGTCGCTTGCAGAAATCCAAGAGCGAAGAAGTAAAATCGCAAAGGGCGAAGTCGTGGACGGTCTCGGATTTGCCCCGGATTTCTCGGATCAGCTTAAGGCGATGGACGGTTTGGAAAAGGCACTGACCATAGCAGAAAAGCAGAAAATCGAGCGCGAGGAAAAGGAAAAGCGCGAGAAAGCTGCACTCTGGACGATCCCGATCACGGACATTACATCCGACTTTGTGGAGATATACCGGACAGTGCATGAAGCCTTTGCCGGAGAGATAGACATACACGAGATCATATCGAAGGGCGGGCGAGGTTCTATTAAGTCCAATTTCTGGGGGAATCTTGCATATGAGACAATCAGACAGGACACGCAGGCTCATGTCGTATACACCAGAAGATTTAAAGTCGACCTGAGAAGCTCGGTATATAATCAGTTTATGAAAACGGTCATAAGATATCAGGATCTGGATAACTGGGATTTTAAACATTCCCCAATGTGTGCGGTTTACAAACCGACCGGGCAGATGGTCATGTTTGCCGGAGCTGACAAGCCGATCAGTTTAAAATCGTTCAACGTGCCATTCGGATATGTAAAGCTTTTAATTCATGAGGAGTGCGACGAGATGGCAGGTGTGGAGCAGATGGACAATATCGAAGATACTTTCCTGCGAGCAGATACGCCAGCACTCGACATAAAAATCTTCAATCCTCCGAAATCAAAAAACAACTTTATGAATGAGTATACCGAAGAATGCAGAAATAAGCCACAGACACGGATCTGCCACAGCTATTATTATAATGTTCCTGTAAAATGGCTCGGAAAACGATTTTTCGAGCGTGCGGAGTGGTTCAGGATTCATAAGCCTTTATATTATAAAAACAACTACCTTGGCGAAGTCACTGGAACAGGCGGCGGCATCTTTGACAATTTAGAAATCCGAAAAATATCTGATGAAGAGTTAATGACATTCGATACAGTAAACCACGGTTTGGACTTCGGCTACACACACCCACAGGTGTTCTGCCAGAACTACTATGATTACGAGACGGATACTCTTTACATTTTCGGCGAAGTGTATTCTAAAAAATGTAAAAACTCTACCTTTGCCAGAAAGATAAAGAAGTTTATGAATGTGGAGATAATATGCGATTCAGCCAGACCGGACGGAATAGCAGAGATGCAGGACTGGGGGTTTAATGCAATCGGGGCAAAGAAAAGATGGGGAAGCGGAAAAGGCAGAGATTACTGCTGGGAGTGGTTGCAGCGGTGCAATAAGATTGTCATTGATCCGGAGCGATGCCCGAATACAGAAAGAGAGTTTACAAAGGCAGAGCATGAACAGCTCCCAGATGGTTCATTCTCGGATGCTTATCCAACATTGGAAGAAGATACGATCATGGCAAACATTTATGCATTGAACAGAATTATCATGACCAGCCGAAGAAATGATGGTCTTTATGATGATGATGTGGAAGAAGAAGACAGTGACGATTATGAGGATTAAAAAATGAATTTTTTTGAAAAAATAAGGGAGACGATCATGAAGTTTTTTAGAACAGATGCAGAAAAAGAATTTAATGTCGAGTTTATCACTTCCCCGGAGATCGAGAACTCACAGCAGAGATGGAACGACATCATTAAGGGGAGTCCTTTCTGGGTTGATCCGAAAAAAAATGACATTAGGACAATAAATTTCGCAAAATTCCTCTGCCAGTACACAGCAAAGAAAGCTTGCATGGATTTATCAGTGAGCGTAACAGGTTCGGAAAGAGCGGATTTTATTAATAAGTGCATCAGGGCAATGGTTGACACTTCTATCCGGGACAAAGTGGAAGATATGCTCGGAGTAGGTGGAATTATTTTAAAGCCGAACGGCTCAATGAACCCAGACAACATGATAGATTATATTATGCCGTGGGACTTTGCGATTACAGAAAAGACGAGCAACGGAGATATTAGAGGATGCATTTTTATTAATCGAATTGTAAAAGATAAAGTGTATTATTACAGACTTGAATACCATCATTTCACGACCTCAAAAAATAAAGAGGGCGAAGATGTGAACGTGTACGAGATCCAGAACAGAGCGTTTAAGTCAAATAGCAGTAACTCACTTGGAAAAAAGATAGAGCTGCATGACGTTCCAGAGTGGTCTTCTATTGAAGAAGTCGTTCATATTATGAACGTAGAAAAGCCACTGTTCGCCTATTTAAAAACACCATTCAATAACACGATCGACTACTCATCTCCGGAAGGTGTCTCGATTTTCTCGAATGCACTTATGGAGCTTAGAGATCTCGATATAGCATGGAGTAAAAAAGGAAATGAGGTTGAGGATTCTCAGCACATTACTTTCATTGATGAGAACGCCATGACAAAACAGGGAAAAGGCGGCATCCGTTCCTCAACAGTAGAGCTTCCTCGGTTCGTTAAAGGCTTGAAATTGGGGCTGGATTCAAAAAGTACGATTGATGAACACGTCCCGACCATGCTTACTTCTGACAGAATCACAGACATTAACAGCGTTCTTTCTATGATTTCGACAAAATGCGGATTCTCACAAGGGCAGTTTATCCTTGATAGAAAATCTGGAAGATTGACAGCAACACAGGTTGAAAGTGATGACAATGAAACTGTAGAAACGATTAACGATATTCGAAAATGCATAAAGACAGCATTGAAAAATCTAATTTATGCAATCAATGTATTCTGTGACCTTTACGGAATCCCTTCCGGCTATGTGGATGCACTGGATGATGATGTACCGGACGAAGATATATTCTATTTTAAAGATTTGCTTGCAAGTTTTGAACAGGACAGATCAAGAGCATATAATTTAATGATTCAAGGTATTTATTCTAAGCGTAAATACCTTAAGGAATACGAGGGATTTAATGATGATGAAGTAGATGCCATGTTTGCAGAGAGAGCGCAGGAAGATGCGGAAAGGAACAGCGGTGGTCTATTTGGAGAGGAGTAAAATAATTCAAGGGATACCGAAACTTTCTATAAATGGTATTTTAAAAGGTGGATATATTATCCCGGAACCTGAACCGGCGGAGATGATTCAAATAAAGCTTCAGAAAAAGACTGTGATAGAGACAATTAAGTTTTATTTAGATAAGTAATAGAAAGGGATGCGTTAATATAAAATATAATAAAGTCATTGGAAGCTTTAATATTAAGCTTGACACTAAAAGAATAGATGAAAATTTGAGAAATGCTCAGAATGTTCTTGACGAACAGGTTGTAAACGACATGAGAAAATACACACCTATGCAGCAGGGCAATTTGAGAAACAAGACGCAGATAAAAGAACCCGGATTAATTACAATAGACACACCGTATGCGCATTATCAGTACGTAGGCGAACTTTATTTGACGGCAGACGGCAGATCATGGGCGAATCGTGGAGAAAAGAAGTATCCGACAGGAAAAGAATTAAAATATTACACACCGGGAACAGGTAAACGATGGTTTGAAACTGCAAAAGAAAATCACGGTAAGCAGTGGATAGATCTTGTTAAAAGAGAGGTTGGAAAAGGATAATGCTTAGACCGGATTATTTTTACGGAAAAACTGATAAACTGGTTGAAATGTATCAAGATCTTGAAAATTGGATTATATCAGACATTGCAACACGATTGATAAAATCCGGTGAATTGTCAGGAACAGCTGATCGAGAACTGTGGAAGCTCCAACAGATGGGATTGCATAATGCGGAAATCGTAAAAAGAATATCTGAAATATCTGGAAAATCGAGAAATGAGGTTCGCAGATTATTAAGGGATAGTGTTATGACATCATTCTCAGATGATAAGGAAGTCTTAACACAGATATCAGCATCCGATATTATATCTCCGCTAAAAAATAATATGGCAATTCTGGCAATGAATGCAGAGTTAATAAAGACATCCGGTGAACTTGACAATTTGACAAAGACAACCATTAACCAGACACAGAAAGACTTGCTCAATATGCTGAATGAGGTTGATTATAGAGTTGCATCTGGAATGCAGTCTTACAGCAGTGCAGTCTGCGAAGTTCTGGATAGATATGCAGAATCTGGTGTTATGGTAGAATACCCTACCGGAACGAAGCGTTCTCTTGAAGCGGCAGTGAGATGTTGCATCGTCACATCTATGAATCAGACCGCGGCACAAGTGACGAACGTTTATATTGCGCAAAATAAAATAGAGTATGTTCTAGTATCAGCGCATCCGGGTGCCAGATATGATAAAAAGGATCCAACAGGGATTCCATCTCACGATCATTGGCAAGGCAAGGCATATAAAATAATCGGGAGCGAACCAGGATTTCCGAATCTTCTTGAAAGTACAGGTTATACCATAAACCTTGAAACCGGAAAGGGAACTGTTGTAAATCTCTTAGGACTTCACGGATATAATTGCAGACATTCACATGGTCCGTGGCGAAAAGGAATGGTAAATAAGTACCTTGATGAAAACGGAAATGTGAATATAAATGCAGATGAAAGCCAGAAGCTTTATGATTTGCAGCAGAAGCAGAGATTTCTTGAAAGAGAAATTCGTAAAACAAAGCGTGAAATTATGGCAAAGAAACAGGAACTTGATATGATTGCCGAAACAGATGTAAAAGAGATTTTGCAACCTCAATATGATAAACTGGCATATAAACTGCGAATGCAGAATAAAAGGCTTCAATCATTCTGTAAGAATAATGATCTTCAATTGCAAGGCGATAGAACGAAGGTTTCTGGATTTAATAGAAAACAGTCTGCGATTGCAAATGGACGAGCAACGGCTTATAAAAATAAAATTGAAAAAAATGGTACAACGAAAATGGAATAATATGTTATTATAATAACGTGTTAACCATACATACTTGGTTATCCACCTTTCTTTAATTAATGCAGTGGAATTCAAGCGAGATAACAACTCACCGTCATAGCCGGAAACTCCCCCAAATGAGGTAAAGCAAATGAAAAACATTGTTACGTGCTTTACCAAAGAAGAAAAAGAGCATATAAAAGAATTGTGTGATTTCACACCGACAGAAGAAACGCTCTTTGATTTACGGAAGAAAGAAAAGTCGCTAGAAGAATGTGCAGAAATTATGCATATTTCGACTAAGACAGCCGGACGTATTAACGTCAAAATGCAACATAAAATTCTTAAGGTAACTGGACAACATTTCACATAACTTTCTCCTCATTAAAGGCATCCGTTAAGGGTGTCTTTTTTGTGTCCTTTTAATGGGGTTTTACTGGGGTGGTTCAATTGTGTTGTTAATAATAAAATGAAGATAGAAAGAGAGGTTTATTATGTACGAGTATCAGAGATATAACCAGTATTCTTATCCTCAATATCAACAGCCACAGCAGATTCAACAGCAATTCCCACAACAGATCATGCCGCAACAAGCTGGACTTTGCGGAAGAATGGTTAATTCTGTTGAGGAAGTCACAGCGAATGACGTTCCCATGAATGCACCATTTGCCATTTTCCCGAAAGCAGATGGATCAGAAGTTTATATAAAATCGTGGGGTGCTAATGGTCTTATTCAGACAGTTACATATAAACCGCAGCTAGACGGAAAACAGAACGAATTACCGAAAGAAGACACGGCAACATTGTTTGCCCCGATAATGGAGCGATTAGACCAAATAGAAGCTAAAATAACTCAGTCCCAGAGGACTACCAGAGCAAAGAAAGAGAGCGATTCTGAATGAATTTAATGCAGATGATCCAGTGCGGTGGAAACCCTAAGATGATATTAAGTCAAATGATGAGCAACTCTCAATTTTCAAATAATCCGATCATGAAAAATACATTCGACATGATGAACCGTGGAGACAGTAAAGGGCTGGAACAGCTTGCCAGAAATTTGTGCAAAGAAAAAGGCCTTAACCCGGAAGAAATCATGAGCCAGTTTAAACATTGATACTATTCTTGCAAGATTATGTATAAATAAATTTTATTAGGAGGAACACATATGTTTAATTCATCTCCAAGTTTAGCGGACATTGCCGCCGTTACTGGTGGAAACCGTAATGATGGTGCATGGGGCGATGGTGGTTGGTGGGTTCTCATTATCCTCTTTGCCTTATTCGGTGGATGGGGCGGTTATGGATTCGGTGGTAATGGTGGTGGCGGTTATACCGCAACTGCGGCTACACAGGCTGATATCCAGAGAGGATTTGACAATTCAGCAGTCATAAGTAAGCTTGATGGTATTACAAATGGTCTTTGTGATGGCTTTTATGCAGTAAACAACGGAATGCTGACAGGATTTAACACCATTCAGCAGGCAATTAATGCGGACACAGTAGCAGGAATGCAGAATGCAAATGCTATTCAGTCTCAGCTTGCAAATTGTTGCTGCGAAACTCGTGAAGCTATCCAGGGTGTAAACTTCAACATGGCGCAGAACACTTGCGCATTACAGAACACCATGAACAACAACACGAGAGATATTATCGACAGCCAGAATGCCGGAACAAGAGCGATACTTGACTACTTATGCCAGGATAAGATCGCAACGTTGCAGGCAGAAAATAATGATTTGAGACTTGCAGCATCACAGGATAGACAGAACGCACTTCTGACTACCGCTATGACAGCACAGACAAATCATATTATCAGTGCTGTTAATCCATCGCCAATCCCAGCATACCAGGTGCCAAACCCGAACACATACATTCCGTATGGATGTGGTTGCAATACTGGATGCGGATGTTAGACAACTGAATAATTAAAGTATCTTAATCGACAAGATTATGTCTGCATAGCAGTATTACTTAAACACAAAGGGCAGACTTCAATGTTTGCCCTTATATTTTTGAAAGAGAGGAAAATATTATGTCAGAATTTACAGCCAATGCTTTACAGACTGTACTGCAAGGAGAAGATGTCGCATTTACTGAGACACCGGTTTGCGGAACAAAATGTATCGTTCACAGACAGGGAAGCGGAGTAGTTAAATTAAGAGGAATCACAAACCAGTGCAAAGCAAGATTTCTTGTATCTTATAGCGGAAATATCCAGATCCCAACCGGTGGAACGGTGGAAGCTATTTCTCTTGCAATCGCAATTGACGGAGAACCATTACAGTCTACAAGAATGATCGTGACACCTGCGGCAGTAGAAAACTTATTCAATGTATCTGCACAGGTTTATGTAGATGTTCCTTGTGGATGCTGCAGCACAATAGCGGTTCAGAATACATCTGGACAGACTATCGAGGTTCAGAACAGTAATTTAATTGTAGTAAGGGAGGCTTAGTATATGCATATTGAAAGAATTCATAAAATGCTTGAATGCCTTGCTGAAAAATCCTTATGTGAGATTGAAAAAGGGATTGAGAATGTCAATACAGAAGAAATGGGAGAAGTGATCGACATGATAAAGGATCTGTCAGAAGCAGAGTATCATGCCACAATTACTAAGGCAATGAACGAAGCGGACGAAGCAGATATCATGGAAAAGCTTTTAGAGTATGGGGATGACCGAAGATATTACGACCGGTATCGTTATGCTGATGGAAGATTTGCACCGAAAGGCAGAGGAAAACGAAGAGGATATGATGAGCCACCATATTATCACATGTACCCGGATGATTACGAAGATGCAGAGCACATGAGAGACATGGATAAGAAAGATCTGAAAAGGATGTATACAGATACAGGAATGATGGGAGATAGATCATATCAGAGGGATTCCAGAGAGGGAAAAGCCGGTATTTCCAGACGTACTTATATGGAGACCAGAGAAAACCATCATGGCAATTCAGAGGAAGATAAAAAAGAGCGTGCAAAAGCAAGAAAAGATTATTTGCGAGATATGCAGATGGATATTACTGAAATGACATCAGATGCAGCTCCGGAAGAAAAGCAGATGTGGAGAAATGAATTACAGATGATGTTACAGAAAATCTAAGAGGTGAGCGCAGTGTTTAAAATCAATGATGTTGAATGGAATATTTTATATGTAAATCCGAACAGTGAATGCTTAATGCGTTCAGATGGAACAATTACACTTGGTGTTACAGATTGGAGTACACGAACGGTTTATTTGTCAAATGCATTAAGCGGAAGCCTGTTAGAGAAAGTTCTATCTCATGAGTTGGTACACTGCGCTTCATTTTCATATGACTGCCAAATTCCAATAGATGTAGAGGAAATCGTAGCGGATTTTCTGTCTCTTTATGGAAAAGAAGTCGTTGGCATAGCAGATGATATTTTGAATGGGGTAATTGAAAATGGATGTTATAAAGCAGTATGAGGACTATATAGGGCTTAAAAAAGAATACATTAAAAATCCTACATTGGAAAATAAAAATGCAATGATAGCCAAATTAGAAGAGTACGGAAAGTATATATACGACCAGTGCAACAGATTAAGAAAGGATTGCATTGTGGAAGAAGAAAAAGAAGTACTTAGAAGGTATTTCGGTGGGAAATAGCAAAAAGGGGTGGAGAAATCTGCCCTTTTTAAAATGGTACAAAAAGTTGTTTAAAATAGGTTAAAATATATATTGAAAAAAATATTAAAAGTACCGGACAGAAAAAGGGATTCTGTTCGCTAACCTAGAATAGTTATGGGATGATGCATGGCACGTCCTATTTTGGGCGTGCTTTTTTTATTTTTGGGAATTAATTCAGTGGAAGAAGACACGGCTTATATCCGGGTTGTCGAGGGTTCGATTCCTTCATTCCCAATTGCCAGCTATGGAGCAAATAGCAACTCATTCGTGCCGGACTGACCGGAGTAACAACTTGGAAAGAAAGAGGTAGAAACATGGTAAACGTAGCAAACGAATTAAAGAAACTCGGAATTGAAGTTTCAGACGAACAGAAAGAGTCTCTTAAAAAGAGTATGGGTGAAGAGCTGTATTCCAAGAAAGAAATGGAAGACAAGGTTAATAAGGCTTCATCAGAATCTGAACAGTGGAAAACCCGTGCAGAATCAGCAGAGAAAATGCTTGAAGGGTTGGATGGAAAAAGCCCGGAAGACATTTTAAAAGAGCGTGATGACTGGAAGAGACAGGCAGAGGATTCCAAAAAAGATTATGAAGCCAAAATCGCAGAGCATGAGAAGGATGAACTTTTGAAAGAAGCATTTGCGGAAATCGAGTTTACTTCTGAATCTGCAAAGAAAGCCATTATGAAAGACATTTCCGAAAGCGTAAGCGTGAGAAACGGAAAACTGATAGGGTTCAGTGATCTTATTGAGGAAGCTAAAAAGACAGATGCAAATGCATTTGTAAATAAACAGAATCAGCCGACTCCACATGCGTATTTCACAAAACCGAATGAAAACAATTCTGGTGGTGATAAGCCTACAACAAGAGAGAGCATTTTATCTATCAAAGATAGATCAGAACGTCAGAAAGCAATTGCCGAAAACATTTCTTTATTCCAACAGTAAAGGAGTTTTATATGAACAAAAACAGATTAACGATGAACACCAATTTGCAGTTCTTTGCAGCAAACGCAGGACTGATTAAAACAGAAGACATTGATGTAACAGCAAGGGAAATTGATTTTGTTACATCTTTTGAAAGAAACTGGGAAGCTTTAAGAGAGGTTCTTGGAATTTCAAGAGCAATTAGAAAAACGCCTGGAACTGTTCTTAAAAGCAAATATGCAGAAGGAACGTTAGAAAGCGGAACTGTAGCAGAAGGTGATGTGATTCCAAGAACACATTACACGGTAAAAGAGAAACCTTATGCAGAGATTACTCTTGGAAAATATGCAAAAGAAGTTTCTATCGAAGCTATCATGAATCATGGATATGAAGCAGCTTGTGGAATGACAGACGAAGAGTTCAAGACAGACCTGCAGGATGATATTACAACAAAATTCTACAACTATCTGAAAACTGGTACACTTACAAACACTGCAAAAACATTCCAGATGGCTGTAGCTAAAGCTATTGGATCTGTCAAGAATAAGTTCAAGTCAATGCACAAAACTGCTACAGGAGTTGCAGTGTTTGTAAATATGATGGATTTATATGATTATCTTGGAAATTCAAAAATTACTTTGCAGACAGCCTTCGGACTTACCTATATCAAGGGATTCCTTGGAGCAGATATTATGTTCCTTTGCTCTGACAACGAAATCCCAGCTGGAAAAGTTCTGGCAACAGCTGTAAACAACATTGTTGCTTACTATGTAGATCCATCTGACGCAGATTTTAAGAAAGCCGGTCTTTCTTACACTGTCAGCGGAGAAACAAATCTTATCGGATTTAAGGTAAAAGGCGATCACGATTGCGCAACCAGCGTAACTTATGCGCTGTTAGGATTTGTACTTTTTGCAGAGTACATTGATGCAGTGGCTAATGTTTCTATCACACCGGGGGAATAGATCCCACTACACAGGCGGTAAATGCTAGTGGGGAACTTACGGAAGAATACTTAAACTCTCTTACAGTTGCAGAAATCAAGGCACTGGCAGAGAGGAAAGGGTATTCACTGACCGCAACAAAGAAAGCTGATATTATCATCGAAATCTTATCACAGCAATAAGGAGTGTGGAGCAATGTCATATGTAGATTTTGAATATTACCAAACTAAATATGGTGGAAGTTTGTTCGAAAGCGAAGAAGACTTTGCTCCATATGAAAGAAAAGCAGAAAGAAGAATCAATGCGATCACATCAAACAGGATTTTGTTTTATTCTCAGCCAGAATCAGAAGAAGCATGGTGGGATAATATCAAAGATTGCACCTGCGAAATAGCTGAATTGCTAAAGAATTTATCTGAGTACTCTGCGGCAGTTAATAACTTTGGTGTTATTGCAAATACGGACGGAACTGTAAAAGGGAAAATGATTAAGAGCATGACTTCTGGAAGTGAATCAGTATCTTATGATGCCGGAGCATCTTCTTCGACATTGGTAGAAATTGCAAAATCAGAAATGGCACTTAATAGTAAGTGCTACGATATCGCATCAAATTACCTAACCGGAATGGTTGATTCAAGGCATGAAAACCTTTTGTACATGGGAGTTTAGCTTATGGGAATCGGATATAAAGATGCCGTGGTTTTATATAACAGGCATTACAACGACACTTTAGAAACTGAATATTATTTCGGTACTCTATTTGAAAATGTAAGAATCGAGCTTACACAGGCAGAGAACATAAGCAAATCTGGAATGAAAGATGCAGATAGTTTTCTTGTAAAAATCCCGAATGATGGCACATTGAATTATGCTAATCCACCAGACTGGGAGAACATGAGCGAAGAAGAAAAGTTAAAGCATTTCACTTTAAGAAGTAATGATTTTGACTTCGTAGTGATTGCAAAAAAAGATGAACTTCTCATTGATAGGGAATTGCCGGTTGGATTAATTAATTCAGACGATTATCCGGGTAAATTCTTCCAGTACATGGTAAATGAAAAGGGGAATTGCTACAAAGTGAATACTATCGGTGTTTACAGCCTTATACCAAGGTTTGAGATTGGAGGTAAATGATTTGGATGAAAAGCCAAAAATAATGCTTGTATCAGATGCAGAAACGGCGCAAAGAGCTATTCTTGATATGATAAATAGTTATCCAGATTTTCCGCCCGGTTTCAAACCATCAAATTCAACAATCTTATGGAACAGCATAAAAGATACTCAGTCTATTGGAGTTTTTCCGGCGCAGGATCCAGTTTATTTGAAAAAATATGTCAGCGGTTCTTATGTCGGACAAATGACGTTCCAGATCGTATACAAAAGCAATCCAACAACAAACAAGGATAATATTGCAGCAAGCAATCTGCTTGAAAATATTGCAAAGTTCCTTGAAAGTGGAGAATTTACATTAAAGGATAAAAATTTTGTTGTAGAACAAATCAACCGCACATCGGATGTATTTTGCGGTACAGCAGATGGAAAAACAACAGAATTAGCAATTAATATGCAGCTTAAATATTTTTATAAAAAATAGGAGGAATACTCATGGCAAAAGACAGAACTAACATGGTCTCACTTTTGGATATTGGAAGCCTTATGGGTGGAAAAAGTGAAAAGCTTGCTGAAATGGGTGATGGTTTCACAGAGCTTTCTGAAGACTGGGGACCTAACACAGAAAGCACACAGTACGTAAACATGAAAAATGCAAGCAACTCTGTAAAAGGGTATGCATTTTCAATGTCTCCAGAAAGAGAACATTTGTCAGATGAAATGCAGACAGTGTTTAATGATGTTTTTAAAAAACTTCCAACAGGAGATCAGTGCGAGACATATTATTATCGCTTCTTTAAAGCTGATATTACAAGCGGATCAGGAGATTGTATCCGTGTCCCAGTAACTGTATGTGCATCAAGCACTGGTGGAGCAGGTGGTGATATTTTAAAGTCTACAGTCCAGATTAATGGAAATGGAGATGTAGAACTTGGAACAATCACTATTGCTGGTGATGGATCGTTCACATGGGCACCTAAAGTAAGTGCTTTGGCTTTGGATGAAGATTACCCAATTGCATAGGTGTTAATTAAAAATTAGCATATGTGGGATGCCTACCTTTCCTTGGTGTCCCACATTAGGAAAGGATGTTAAAAATGGAAGAAATTAAATTAAGCAGTGGCATAAAAAAAATTGCAATAAAAGACGAAGACGGAGATCTTATTACAGTTATAACAGTAGATACAGCGAATGCAGACACAGCTAAGAAGTTTGCAGGTGTAATTGATAAATTAAATAATATATCTCAGAACTGTGAAAAAGAAGCCGCCGAATGGAGAAATAACCACAAAGACGATATGAATGTGGATGATATGAATGTGGATGCAGCATTAGAACTGAACAGCATTCGTGTAAAATATCTTAAGCAGATTACGGAAAGTATAGATGGGTTGTTTGGCGAAGATGCCATGAAACAGATTTACGGAGATATTGTCCCGGATGAACTTGCAATTGTGGAGTTTGTAGAGCAGGTTATCCCTGTTATGAATAAGCTTTTCAATAAACGTTTTGAACAGGTGCAGAACAGATACAATGTAAGAAGACGTGGGGCAAAATAATGAACAATGTCATGCTGGACAATTTGCCTACTGAATGGAACGGATACAAAGTAAATACCGATTTCCGCATAGGTATGCAGATTTATATTTTGCAATATGACAAAGAAATGAATGAGTACGAGAAAACAAATTCTATTCTTTATCTTATGTTCTCTGATGAATACGGAGAACTTAGAGACCATCCACAGTACCATGAGTTAAATGAATGTATTTCCTGGTATTTAAACGGATGGTATCACGACAATACCGGCAGTAGTAAAAATACAAAGCGTTTTATTGACTATGATGTAGATCAATGGAGAATATACGCAGATTTCTTGCAGATATACGGAATTGATTTGTCCGTAGCAGATATGCACTGGTGGAAATTTAATGGCTTGATCTGGAATATGCCAAGAAGATTATCTTCTCTCATGGAAGTAATTGAGATTCGACAGAAGAAAATTGAAAAGAACATGAGTTCCAAGGAAAAAGATGCAATCAGAAACGCACAAAATGAATATGCTCTGGAACAGCCAGAAAAAGAGTATACTAGCGAAGAAAAAGAAAAGATAGACGATTACGATCGCATGATGGAAGAAATAAGAAAGCAGAAAGAGATAGAACAGGAAGCATTGAAACAGTTTAAGAAATGAGGGTTTTAGCATGGCTGAATATGATGGCGAAATCAGAATAAAAACGTTGATTGAAAATGGAGAAGCATCAAGTAAGCTCATGCAGATGGAATCACAGTTTCAGAAGCTTGCACGTGAAGCTAACAATGTATCTGAAAAAATGAGAGAGATTGCAAAAGCAAAAATCCCAACCGAAGAATATAAGAACTTAGGAAAACAGTTTGATAGTTTAGTATCAAAAGGTCAGAACCTTTCAGAAAAACTGAAAGAAACAGAAAAATATACGCCATCAAAGCAGTATAAAGAAGCAACAAAGCAATTGGAAGAATTGCGATCCAAGCTGTCGCAATTGCAAAACAGGCAGGAAAAATTCCTTGCTACCGGAGGAAACAAAAAGAGCCGAACATACAAAGCAATGCAATATGATGTGGAAGATTTATCTAAATCTATTGCGTACGTTCGCGGCGAAATAAAAAGCATGGAGCAAACAGGAGAGGATAAAGCGCTTTCCTCAAAATGGGTAGACCTCAAGAACAAAATGGCAGAAACGGGTAAAGAAGCCGCAAACGTTAAGGCGCAGATGAGGGAACTCGAAAGCTCCGGAAAAGCATATTCCGACACTACAAAAACAGAAGAATACAAAAAGCTTTCCAACAAGCTTGCAGGCATCACAGATCAGCAAAACGTATTAAATCAGAAGATGAGAGAAACAGTTGCCAATGAGAAATCTATTGGTGCTGGTGCAAAAGACATTGAAAAAGTAGGAAAATCAGCAAAAAAATCCTCTGGCTTAATATCTGACATGGCGAAACGAATAAAGCAGACCGTAGTTAGTTTTGCAATATTCGGTGCGGTTATTAAAGTATCTCAGACCATATCCAAGGCATTTACAGAAGGTATACAGAACATGGCGAAGTATTCTTCTGAATTTAATGGAAAAATGTCTGAAATGGCAAGTGCTTCGGCTACATTGAAAAATTCTATTGGAGCATTGACAGCACCTATCATATCTGCATTGACACCAGCAATCGTAACCTTATGCACATGGCTTACAAATGCCATTAATGCTATGAATAGATTTATTGCAGCTATAAGCGGAAAAAGCACTTGGACAAAGGCAAAGAAGCAGCAGGTAGACTATGCGGCATCTCTTGATAAAACAGCCGGTTCTGCCAAAAAAGCAGCTGGAGCATTGGCGGCTTTTGATGACTTGAATGTATTGCAGAAAAATGATTCTGGAAGCAGTAGTGGTGGTACTGGTAGTGGCGGATCTGATTTATATGAAGAAGTTCCTACTGGAAAAGAATTATCAGATAAAATCCAGCCATTTATAGATTATTTAAAAAAATTAAAAAATTCTATAAAAAATGGATGGGATGAAACCTGGAGCAATTTAGATATTCCTTTACAATTTGATAATATTAAATCCAGTATAGAAAGCATAAAGAATTCATTTTTAAATATTTTTTCAGATAGTGGAGTTTCTGCATCTGTTGATAATTTTGCTATGACTTTTTCAAGGTCACTTGGAAGCATTTCGGCATCTGTAGTAAGCATAGGTGCTACCATAGCAGAAAATCTTCTTGGTGGGATATCTATTTATCTTGAAAGTAATTCTGAAAATATAAAAAATTATATTATCGACATGTTTGATATAGCATCTGATATTTCAGTGTTGGCATCACAGGGGGCAGATGCATTCGCAAATGTATTTTCTGTATTTGGGGATGAAAATGGACAGCAGATCACAGCAAACCTGATTCAGATTTTTTCGGATGCGTTCATGATGGTTACGGAGAATGCAGCAAAATTTGGAAAAGATATTATCGATTGCATCGTGACACCTTTTGTAGAGAATCAGGATGCTTTAAAAGATGCGTTGGATGGACTTCTTGGTGTGATTGCGGATTTGACAACGACTATATCAGACGGCATGCAGCATGTGACCGATAAAATCACAGAATTGTACGATGAACATATTCATCCGTTTATTGAAAATGTAAAAAATGGAATGTCAGAATTAATAGAAAAATTTCTTGAATTTTGGAACACCTATATTCAACCAATTTTGGCAAGTTGGGCTGAAATGTTTGAAGATACATATGAAAACCATTTAAAGCCTGTTATCGATAATGTAATAGAAATAATTGGACTAGTTATAGATATATTAAATGATCTATGGACAAATATTTTACAGCCTATTATAGCGTGGGTTATTGAAAATATATTGCCAGTAGTATCACCTATTTTGGATAATTTGGGAAAAAGTGTAAAAGGTACTGTTGATACAATATTAGACTTAGTAAATGTTTTGTTAGCTGGTATAAAGTTAGTATTTTCTGCACTTAGAGTTTTATTTACCAAAGATACAGATAAAGCACTTAGGCAGACAGAAAACTCCGTAAGAGGATTTGTAAACAGTGTAATTCAGTTGTTTGAAAGCATGGTAAACCATGTTGTTAACGGTCTCAATTCATTGATTTCTGGCTTTAACAGCATTGGATTTGATTTACCTGATTTTTTGGGTGGCGGATCATGGCATCCAAGTATTCCGACAATTCCTACTGTAAAGCTGCCTCGTCTTGCCAACGGTGGCGTAACAACCGGAAGGACACTTGCAGAGATCGGAGAAGCCGGAAGAGAAGCTGTCCTGCCGCTTGAAAATAATACCGGCTGGATGGACGACCTTGCATCAAAGCTTGCAAGCAAAATGCCGGACTACAGCGGTGCAAAGACAGTAGTACTGGAGGTGGATGGTAAAGAGTTCGCAAGAATTAATCTACCATATTTGCAGGACGAAGAAATAAGACTTGGGATAGCGGAGGGATAAGATGAAACATAAGTACACGCAAGGACTTATCATTGATGGAATTACATATAATATCCCTCTGGTGTCTATCCAGAGGACACTGGACTTTCTGGAAAAGTATGCAGAGAGGACAGAGGACGGCGACATTAAAATCGAGAGCATCGGACTTTATAAGAATTATACGATCTCAATTGGAACGATCGATGATGCAGAAATGTATGACAGGCTGATAGATCATATCACGGATTGCGATAACAGATTCCATCATGTATTACTACCGGATGCAAGCAAGCAGTTTGATTTTTATGGGTATTTTTCATCTATTAAAGATGAAGTGGAAAAGGTATTGGACAACGGAGCGCAGTATAAAGGCTTGTCTTGGAAAATGACGAGTAAAAAACCATTTAAGACACCGTAAGGGGGCATTTATGAGAACATATTGCAGGGCAGAAATGAAATTTATAGATGTTACCGCACTTGCGGATGCTTCGGTCACGACAGATGATAACCAGGGCATAGGTTCAATAGAGTTATTTGCAGAACAGACGGAACAGAAAAGTTATGGGACTTTTGAACTGAACCAATTTGTGCTAGATGGAAGTAAAAGCGTATTGACGGAAAATCCGAAAGACATTGCATTTTGGAATGATGCGTTATCGAAGGAAGATTGTACTTTTGAAACAGATCCTAAGATTACAGTCACGTTCCAAGAGCAGCACACGTCC